CGGGGGTGGCGGTGGCAGCGGCTCGGGCCTGTTCGAGGAGCCGCACCCCGTCAACGTCAAGGCACACAGCAGTGCCAGCAGGGGTACTCGCATAGCGCTCGATCTCCTCAGTCGTCTGTTGCACCAGGGCCTGTCGCGCGCTGATGTCGGACAGATAGCCTTCGACGGCGGTGTTGTTGGCCTCCATCTGCTTCGCAAGCCGTTCAATGGCCTGACCCGCTTCGGTGTTCCGCGTCTCCAGCCAGGCCGCGTTGGCCTGCTGCTGACCGGCCTTGTAGGCCTCGTCAGCGATCTCTTGACGCCAGTCCTTGACCGAATTGATACCCTGCACCATCAGGTAAGCAAGGGCGACGGCCAGAGCTCCGAGGCCTATCCAGCGCCAGGGCAGACCTTTGAAGAAAGCAAGAGCAGCAACCATTCGTCACCTCCGACGATGAGCACGAGAGATGCCCTAGCCGGGGTGCGAGAGCAACCTTGTTGTCGCTCCAGGCACCTAGCCAAAGACACGTGGGTGGTCAGTGACCGTTTCTGAGCCTACACCCAACACCAGCGTTCTTCCACCACAGATGTCCTGCTTACCTCGCACCACTGGAGCGTAGAACACCAAGTTGTCAGGCCTGATACGACTAGCTCGGAAGCCTTTAGCCAACGCAGCAAGCTCGTCGGCATTTAGTACGACGTCCCAGATGGCGAGCTCGGCTGTTTGGCCTCCCGTAAAGGGATTGGACACCGATCCATAATTCCCTGTTCCATTCAGACACACCTCTGTATTGCCTGCTGTGGAGGCCGATGTACCGGCGCTCGTGCCATCAAGGACCCCTCCCACGTAGGAGCGCACATTTGTACCATCGAACGTAGCAGCATAAGACCGCCAGGTGTCGACCGGGGAGAATGAACCAGCTGACATTTGTGCTGCCGCATATCCACCGGAACGGTGATATTGTGAACGAAAAAAGGAAGCATTAACGTGGTTCCAGGCGAATTCATCATGCGAGAAACCTGATGAGAAACCACCCCGCATGCTGCAAGCCATGAATGTGCTAGCAGTGCTCGGTATAGCCGATGAGCGAGCGAATATGTGGCGAGTATACACCGCGTTAAGCGGGTGTGTCGCCTCAGGGATGGTCGCGTTTGACCGATACCCTCCACTACCAGAAAGAGCCATGACTTACTGCTCCACCATAGCAACACGCAAGAGCTCAGCGTCGCCAGTGGCTGTGTCATTGACCACGTCGCGTCGGACCCTGATGCGGAACAAGTCGCCTGCAGCAAGGCTGTCCATGTTTGCTCCATCGGAGATATTGACGGACATTTTGAGCACCTGCCCAGAGGTGCCTGGCACGGTGACCGCAGTGACGGTCTGCGCGGTCGCAAAGCTGTCGCTGTCAATGTCGTCCGTGGAGGCCTGAGTGCGCTCAAATGCAACGTCCCAGCCGACGGTACCGCTCGTCGCACTGGTGAGTGCACACCACAGCGTAACCGTGACCCCACCCCCTGCATAATCTGAGGGGAGAACCCCCGTGAAGATTGCAGCCTCTTGCGTCGTGGTATCGAAGTCCAGGACCGGACGGCCGTTGCGCAAGTCGAGGGTGGCATAGTTGGTGGAAGGCGGCTCGTTGTCGATTGGGCTCCATTCCAGGTGCCAGGCCCATAGCCCAGGGGGAGCAGCGAACAGGTCAGTGATGTCCTGCACCGTCGCGCGTCGCGTCACCCACTTGGTGATGGTGACGCTCTCCCCGGCCGCGTCGTCGACGATGACATCCCCATCGGTTCCACCGATGGTGAGCTTGCCTGCAGCGACTGCTGTCAGCACCCCGGACATTATGTTGTTGGCAACATTACCAGTGAAACCAGTGACCCTGACACGGTCACCAACCGTAAATCCGGCAGTGACAAACCCTGAGCCTGAATCATTGAAGCTGTTATCGGATGCAGCTGCGCTAATGGTCGTCGCCGTAATGGTGACAGTAGTGCTCAGCGCAGCGATCTCGAACAGGTCAGTGCCGTCCAGCGGAGTTTTGTCCGTCATTTGACTGATTGAAATACCGACCATTCTATTCCTCCGTTTCCCTGTTCTCATCATCTTCGGTTACGCGCTTCACGCTCGCTTCCGTAAGACGCCCCGCTGCCGCATAATCAAACTCGTGCCACGGGGCCTGCAGCGAGTAAACCCCATCCCGCTTGCTGTGAACCTCTATCTTGACCATCCCAGCACCGCTGGGCGTCCAGGTGGTGCTCGTCCCTGCTATATCGTCTTCGGTGTGTTCAAGCACCCCATTGATGTAGCCTTGCAGCCGGTAGGTTGTCCCTGCCTCTGGGCCGATGTCGCCGTCGAAGTGGTCGGCAAGGGTGCCTGAGGTCTGCTGGAGCCGGTCGCGATGGGCCCAGGCGATGGTGAGCTCGCCTTCATAGTCGCTGACCGTGCTGTAGCTCTCAGTGTTGATCAGCAAATTGCCAGGCGGATACGGCCGGAAGGCGCGCTGGTCGAGCTCGACTAGCATCTCTACCGCGTCAGCAACGTCCACCACCCCAGAGCCAGAGGTAGGAACAACCTTAACCCCGATCGTTTCTCCAGCGGTATACTCGGTTGTGTCATAGGCGCTTGACAGGTCCCAGAAGTAGATGCCAACGCCAGCCAAATGAGCTTCTGGCACCGTGTCGAGCACACCTCGTCCCACCGTCAGCGTGTTGCCGACCAGGTCAATTCCGTCGACCCGCATGAGCTCATCGCCGATCTGGCAATGCTGTCCGAGCTCTACCTCTTCCAGATCGACGCCAGCTGTGATGTTGAGAACATCAGTGGTCTTATTGATGCCAGAAGCGAGCTCGGCATAGGGGCAAAAGTCGAGTGCAGCCGCGTCGGTGTAACCTGCACCGCTATCAGTCCACATCCGCGCATTGATTGCCGAGGCGGCGCGCGGCGCGGCGGCAATCACATATCCAGCTTCGGTGTTGGTGACGAGCGCCCCGTCAATGGTCGACTGGCCCAGGACCTGGACGCCCTCGAAGTAGGGCGCTTCGACTGCGATCTGCTCGGTCACCGGGGAGGGAGGCCCAGCAGGGTCAACCCACTCCGAGCCTGGGCCTGGCTGCACCACAGAGACCAAGGGGGTGCTGAACACATCCTGGGTGCAGGTGATGCGGACCTGCTTGGTCTTGCCATCACCAAAGGCGATGCCGGTCACCCGCATCACCATCTCCTGGATGCTCCAGCGGCTCCAGCTAAACTTGAACGTATCACCGATGTTCAAGTCTTCGGCCGTGCTGTCAGCATAGATCGTGCAGGACAGGTAGGGCGACGAGAGCGCGCGCAAGTCTCGCTGAGCGGCCAGCGTTGCATTGCGAGAATTGGTGAAACCAGGGTACTGCAGCGTGGTGTTGATGACCACCCCCTGCTGCTGGACCATGGCAGTGTCGGTGACGGTAAGACTGGCGTCTTTGCCGGTCAGCACGTCCCAGTAGTTGGCGGTGACCGAGTTGACGAGCTCACCGAACGTCGCGCGCGCCGGGTTGGCTACCTTCGAGATGTTGCTTTCGTCAAGGACAATGAGGCTGCCTTCATCGTAGTCAGCGCGGATGAGCTTGAGTACGAACTTACCAGTTACTCGATCTACGTACAGCGCCGCGTCGATATGCTTGGTCACTTCTTTGATGAAATCTTCCAGCTGAATTTGCCGATCCCAGAGCAGCGACATGCCCAGGCCTTCGGCGACCAGCTGGTCAGCGGCCGCCTGGAAGGAAGTATCGTCGATGTCCGCGTCCTGGTAGCCCATGCCCCAATCAGGGTCAGTCAAGCATTCGCGGATGATGTGGGCTGGGTTCATGTCCGAGCCCTCGGACGTAATCGTCAACAGGCGGCCGTCCTGGTGCAGCCAGAAATTCGTGCCGTCCCAACACACACTGACAAAAGCCCAGCGGCCTGCCTGCATGTAGGGGGTGGTGTTCTGTGAAACACCATAGAACGGCGGCGCACCGCTCGGGATTTGTTGGCCAAAGCGCCAGGTAGTGCCGTCAATGCATTGCCAGTAGGTGTCTGCACCACCAGTGGACAAGGGGCCATAGCCGAAGATGGAGCCCTCGAACACCCCGCCGCTTATGGGGAGCTCCAGCCATACCCAGGCCTCCATCGTCCAGGCATTCCCTAGGTCCTCATCGGTCGCCCCCATCGTGGCCGTGAGGTAGTCGCCCACACCGTCGAGCAGGAGCGACGATGAGCCGAATTTGGCGCGCGCCGTGCTGAGTTGAGCACTTCCAAAGGCCGTGACCGTGTGCCCTTTCTCATCGGTGACAGTCGTCGAGCCGTCGGCACCTTCCATCAGCAACAGCAGCACGACATTATCCCAATAGGGGTCAGTGCCATCTGACGGGAAAACTGACGAAGGTATCGTGTAATTGACACTGGTGTAGCGCGCTACCCCTTTGGTGATGCGGAATGAATCAATGTTGCCGTGCCACCAGCCTTGAAACCCAGTGAGCGTCCCACCAATTTCGGGGCCTGCCCCAATCACGAAGTAGCCGGTGTTTCGGTCAGTCCATGGGCGGTCACCGATGACTGGGGTACGGTCAGCGTCACCTGAGATGGCAGCTGTTGCATCGTACCACTGTTCGATGCCGTCTTGGCGGACGTGGACCCGCTTCCCTCGGTAGGACCAGGCTTTGAGGTAGGGGTTGTTGCCCATGTAGCACTGGCGAAGGATGGCACTGACCACGCCTCGGTAGCCAGGCACGGTCGAGCCAAGTTGGCCGACTAGGTAGCTGTTCTGCCCCTGAGTAGGTTCGCCCATGGCGATGTCGACGGTGCCGCTGACACCACCTTCCCTGCTCTCCCCGCCGAACAAGCTGGGGGCATTGATGGTGATCGAGCCGCCTGTAGAAGCTCCAGACCACGCCAATCGCTGGTCGACGCTGATGCGCTGAACCTCGTCGATCGGCCCATGACACAACACGTCATGACGGCCGAGGTAATACTTGTAACCAATGGTCTGCTTTTTACTCTTGCCGCCCACGTGCCGCCTCCACTACTTGAAGCGCCATGGCGTCACCAGTGGCAATGAAGTCTTCTTCTGGGAGCCCTTCAGCAAGGAACTTGTTCCAGTCCATGTCATGGCGCTTGAAGAACGTCCTTGTGCCACCGCTACACATGCGGCAGGCTCGGATGTCCTTCATCGTAACTATGACCCCAGAGCTCACTTCTTGCCACCCTTCGATTTGATAGCAACCGTCTTGAGGTCACCATACCAGACCACGTTGGGAGAGTTAAGGTCTCTTGTCCCGAACAGCACGGCAATTTCGCGACCCTCTTCAGCCGTCGGCACCTGCAGGTCCCCCAGACCAGCAGGCTTCTGGCTCTGGGGCTTCGGCGCGGTGGCGTAGGCCACCACGAACGAGACTACGAAGAGGGCAATGAACCAGAACATTAGACGATGGAGCTCCCTCCCATTGGGTTCTTCTGGGGTATCCAGTCGAAGCCGCCATAGTTGAGCAGGTTGTTGAATTTGGCAAGACAGGTGGCGCGGGAATGGTCGCAGCCGGGGTAGAGGGTAACGCTGAACGGAAAGCCTTCACCTGCCTCCTGCAGGATATTGTAAGGCACCCGCTGCAGCGTGATGGCGCTGCCCACATGGTTGATGATATAGCCTAGCGAGCCATCCGGAGCGCGGCACATCCCGCCTATGAAGTAGCCGTCGACCTGGGAGGCTGCCTCTGTGACTGTGATCGTGGTGCTGCTGAGGGCCGTGCATGTGCCTGCGATTGCGAAGTCTTCAGGGTCGAGCCTGCACCCCCGGCCGTAGAGCGCATGACGGCAGGACTTCTGGAACCGGGCCCGAAGCCCAGGGCGTCGGAGGCTGGTGAAGATGCTCTCAAACACGAGCGTGAGCTTGGTGTCGCTGGGCTTGATGCTAGCTAGGCGGCCCTTCCAGCCCACCCCGACCACGGCACCGCTCTTCTGGAACATGGTCAGGGACAGCACCTGCTCGCTGTAGCTGGTCATCAGACTGAGCGCGAGCTCGTGGTCTATCGGTATGCTGACTTCTAGGTTCGCCTTCGAGAGCTCGTTCCTTTGCTCGTAGCCGTTGCGGCCCATCGCCAAGGGGGTGTAGGTCTCGTCCCCGTTGCCTGCATCGTACACTTGCGCGGTATCGGCGCTGGTCAGCGTCCAGATGAGCTCGCCATAGACGATACGGTACAGGTCGATCGGCACACTCATCCGTTGAGCTCCAGCAAGCGCATGTCGGCCTCGCAGATACCCGCACCAGGCCAGTTGAGCTCGATGTTGTCGCTGTTCAACCGCTTGAAGCCAAGCCAGCTGATGCGCTTAATGACAGAGGTATTGATGCCCAGGGAGGTGTTCAGCGTCAGCTGGACGTTGGCACCAGAAGCTACGGCGGCCGTGATCTGCCGTGCCAGCCAGCCGGTCGTCGTCTCCACTGCGATATGCGTGCGCTGCAGGCCGTGCACCAGGTAGCCGTCGTTCGCCACGATCAGGGTGGTCGTGAGGGCCCCGGTGCTGAGGCACCTCAGGTCAGGCTCGAAAGAGGGCTGCCAGAAGCCCCGGAAGCGCCCCGCGCGGCGGTAGAGCCACTCCCGCAAGGCCCACGCCTCCCCTGGGCCCTCTGCCAACACCCGGTGCGTCCGCGCCACCTTGGCATTGAGCCAGGGGGCGTAGTACTTCACCACACCCAGGTCTTCATCCTGGAGCTCCAGCATGCCTATGATGTCGTCGCTCAAGCTGTCACCGCTTAGCAGGCTTTCGTCAAAGTAGATGTCCTCCCCAAGGTACTGCGTCGGAGCGGCGGGTGCTAGATCGACGTTGTCCTCTATTTGGAACGTCATCTCATATTCAGCACGGGAGCCAGTGAAGACCTTGGAGGGGTTATTGTTCAGGAAGCCCAGGCGAAGCGGCATGACCCATGCGTTGTCAAACTCCGAAGCATATTCGGAGAAGTCGACTGTGGTAGAGCCCAGGGCGCTGACAGTGACAACCTGCCACACGGTGGGCGACTGCCACAAGAGGGCATACTCACCCACTCGGTAGTCCCCAATTTCGCCGGGGGCGTCAACAGCTTGTGCCCCTTCTGCAACAGCACCGACGTTGGTGGCCTGCGTCCACACAGGCACCGACCACTGCTCATGTCGCTGATCATAGGCGAGCAGGAAAGCGCGCCGCATCTTCTCACTATCTACCGGGTAGACGAAGCGCAATTCTTGCCTTGCCTTGATACGGAATTGCGTCCGCTCTTCGGTGCCGTCCTTGGCGATTTGAACATCGGTCAGCCATGCCAGCTGCTCGCGTACAGGAGCGCGGGGCTGGAACGGGAGCAGCACCGGCAGGTAGTCGGCCTCCAGGGAAATGTAGGTCTGAACACCTTCATCAATGGCGAGCACCGCGACACTATGGGTGCCTGCAGTGCAGAGCTCCATCGGCACGACGAAGCTGAATTCGCTCAGCCCATTGTGGCTGCCGACATAGATGCCATCAAAGTACACGTAAGCTCGATTGTCCGGGAAGCCCACGAGCTCGACGGCTTGCAGGCCGTTCAGAACTACGTTCCGTCGTATCCACAAACCCGTGTCGACGGTCCAGGAGGTGTTGGGGTCGGTGAGACCTGCCTCAGGGGTCCAGGTGCCAAAGGGCGCAACGCCACCGGCCGTCCAGCTGGAAGCTGGAACGGTGACAGCCGACGGGTCAGCCGGGATGTCGTTGGCAACCTCCTGGTACTCCCAGATGGCATTGACAGCGATCAGCGCCACGGTCAGCCTCCCGTCGAAGCAATAGAGCGCACCGCATCACCGTTGCGCCGCATCACGTTCACTAGCACCTGCTCACCTTCGGGCGTTTCGAGGAAGTCGCCAATCAGCGCCGGGTCGAGCACGTTGACGATGCGCTGATTGACTTGAGCGCCGCCACCGCCACCACCGCCCTGGTCCATAGACCCGGTGCCCTTGCGGACCTGCGTCGGGGTGCGGATTTGCACCTCTTCGCCGGGAGTGGCGCGGAAGGCCACCATCTGGCTGTCAGGCCCACCGGAGCCACCAACCTTCATCGAGCCGCCCGTCATGAAGTTGGCGTTCTGGCTCAGGATGCCTGCCACGTTGGCAGCCGTCGCCGCGCCCACCGCAGCGGCTGCGATGAAGTTGAACGGCGGTGGGAACGAGCTCAGCGCCTTCTGCACCGCCAGGTAGCCGTCGATGGTGGCCTGCGTCACGGCGGCTGCCTTACCGATGGCAGCGAGCTCCTTGTTCTTGGACTTGCTGAGCCCAGCCAGGGTGCCAAAGAATTCGCGCTGCTTGCTCAGCCGCGTCTCCAGCATGGCGAGCTCGACCTGGTTCAGCGCCTGAGCCGCGCTCTGGGCGTCGATCAGGTGGGCTTCGCGCATTGCCTTGATCTGGTCATAGTAGGTCTGGTATTGTGCCAGCTGGCTGTCGATGGAGGCCTGAGTGCCCTCGAAGAACTGGCCCAGGTCGCCACCAGCCAGCTGGCTGAACGCATCGGCCATGGTGAAGCCGCTGCCGCTCTCCAGCAGCGCCTTAGCGTCAGCCACCTGGTCGATGAAGGCCTGGCGCGCTCCGACTGTGGCGTTGAGCAGGTCGTTCTGCCCGCGCATCGCCGCATTCTCTTCAAGCAACACGCTCAGCCACTCACGCTCAGCATCGGTCAGGTCCCGGCCAAGGTCGCGCTCAATGCGCATCAGATCGGAGCGGACGTCGTGCTCCCGGCCGGTTAGCTGCAACAGGTTGTACTCATCATTCAGGTCCTTGACATAGTCGTCAAGGTAGCGGGTATCCCGCGCCGCGTAGAGAGCATCGAGCCGCGCGTTGGCGAGCTCGCGCTCGGCCGCCGTGAGCTCCCGGTCCAGGTCTCGTTCGATCTTGAGCAGGTCAGCGTGGCGCTCATGCGCCTGACCGCTGTACTGCAGCAAGGTGATCTCATCCTGGATGTCGCGATTGCGGTCCTGCAGGTACCGCGTGTCCTTGGCCACCTGGAGTGCGTCGATGCGCGCATTGACGAGCTCTCGTTCAGTGCGGGTTAGCTGGCGCTTCATCTGGTCTTCCAGCTGCCAGATCATCTGTGCACGTTCGGCTTCCCGGTTGGACATGCCCAGGACAGCGATCTGGCGCTCAATGTCGAGCAGGAAGCTGCGCAGAGCGTCCTGGGCCTTCTTCTCTGCGTCGCTCAGCTTGCCAGTGCTGTTGGTGAGGTTCTGGGTTGCGCCGTTGAGCTCGCCCACCGCGTCGGCCGCCCCACTGGCGTTCTGACGAGCGCGCTCCATCACCGCGTCGATAGCGTTTCCGACATAGTCGGTGGAGAAGGCGTCCGAGGCAGCCGCACTGAAGTCCTTGGCGAATTGGGCCCCGGCTTCTCCCACCTTGGCGCGGGGTATCTCGATGTTGAAGTTGTCTAGGAAGCCACCAAGCGCGGCCCCGGCCTCGTCGTCGATCAGGCTTAGGCCGCCAGCGATTAGACGCAACGGAACCTGCCAGGCATTGAGCAGCTTCTCAGCCGCCGACGCGCCAAGGTTCACCACATTGGTGAAGATGGCGTCCATGGC